GTCGTCATCATCCTCGTAGTCGTAATTGGACATAGTGGTCCTTCTCCCTATTAGTTGTTGGCGCAGGCCTCATATTCGTTTGGGGAAACGGTATGGCTCCTACTCCTGGTCTTGTTATCGCTCCACTAGGCCAGTCGTTCTAGTGGCAGGCTTGTTATAGTACTCCGGCTCTGTCTCGTGCTATTGCACCAACACCGGCACTGCCACCAAATGCGGCAGTTTCTAGTGATGTTAATTTCTTACGCTGTCTTGCAGCCTCTGCAGAACCAGCAAGTCCAAAGATTTCAGCTTCTGCTGTTGTCTGTGTATATGGGTCCTGCTTATAGATTTCTGCTAGTTGTCCACCACGAGGTGCAACTTCTGCAACTGCTTGGAAGCCTTGTTGTGCTTGCGTTTTAGTAACACCAGCAGCGGCTAGTTCTTCTGCGCGAGTCATACCAGCATTAAGTCCTGCTTGCATTGCTGCTCCACCAATTTCGGCTGCAGTAACCTTACGTTGAATATCCTTAAGTGCGTTCTTAGGATCTAGTGTATAGGCCAAGATATCGCCATTACTAATACCTGGATAAAATGTTTTAAGTGCATTCAATACTTCTGGGTTAGACTTAAGAACTCTGTCTTGTGCTGTGATTAAACGCTCTTCAAGTTCAGTAGCAGATACATCTCCAGCCAATAATTCATTAAACCCAGATTGTGTACCCATTGCATCTTTAGCATAATAGGTAGATGGTAAGCCATAGTTACGCATAATACTTTGGTACTGATCTTCAAGTTGGATGTACTCTGCTGGACTAAGAGCCACTAAGCCTGCAGCTATACGCTTTGTGTTAGCAGAAAAACGTTGTTGATATGCAGGTGAATTACGAAGACGTACAGAGAACTCAGAAGGAGATACATCCTCTGTAATTAAACCCTTTAATGGTTCAATTAAAGAACCAAGTCCATAGCGTGTAAATTCTTCATTAAGAATGTCATATGCTGAGCGACGATTTGCTAGTTTCTCAGCTTCTAAAAGATCCTTTTCTTGCTTTAGACGTAAAGCTTCTCTTGCTTCATCTTTTGCATCTTGATCTTTTGCTACTGCAAGTTCGTCTTCTAGTTGTTTAATACGTGGATCAACAACAGGTGTTACTGGCGTATCTGCTACAGGTGGTTTATTGCCAGTAGGAGGTTTGTTTCCAGCAGGTGGCTTAGGAGCAGTAGGTGGCTTAGGAGCAGCAGGTTTAGGTGCTGCGCCACGAGCCGCTAATGCAGCTTCTTGCTTTTCTAATGAAGTTTTAGTAGCCACTGTTTACCTCTGGAATCCAAAGTCACGAAGCACTTGCTGGACAGATCCAGCTACCTCTTCACGAGCATTATTAGTATATTGCCAACGACTGTCTTTTTTAATTTGACGTTGAAAATCATAGATAGGCATTTCTTTGTCACCTTGAATTGCTGTTCTTAACAAGGCATCATTAAGGCTAATTGAATCTGGGTTAACCTCTAGCAATGAAGCCATAGTATTTCTATATGGAGCATAGACAGCATCAAGATCTAAACCTTGGTCAAGTAGTTGACTTACCTTATCTGGTAAACCAATCTTTGCAGTCTGGCGAATTATCTGCTTGAAGACTTCAGGATTTTCTCCTGCTTCAATTCTTGAAATCCAATTAGGAAGTTGACTAGCAAATGTCTTATCTAAATCAAGACCATTAGCAACTGCTGTTTTAACCAAGTCCTGTTTGCCAACAGCCCTGATACCTTCTTTACGCTTATCGTACTCAGGGTTCTTCTTAATAAGATCTGAAAGAAACTGTACTTCATCTAAGTTACCAGTTATATCTGCAACTCTTACACCATTGACCATTGAATACTTGGTAGTAGTGATTGCCTTTGATTGTGCTTTTTTAAGACTAGCGGTAAGTTTACTTAACTCTTCTGGTGTTGCTTCGCGTCCAAGAATACTCTCAGAAACAGTGTTAATAATAGACTTAGCTTCTGTTGGCGTAAAGACAGTTCTAGTTCCAGTAGGAAGGTTAGCCCCACCACCTGTGCCAGTTACAGGAGCCTTTAATCCTTTAGTTGCAATCTGTTGAAAGAAAGTATTTCTATCTACTGTTTGTCCAGTGTCATTTTCTAATCTTGTCATTTCAGAATCGGCAGTGTTAATAGCCTGACCTAATTGGACATTGTATAAACCATCAACTGGTCCTGAATAATAAGGAACTCCAAGGTAGTTCTTTCCAGCATCTTTTAATAGTTGCTGAAGGTTTCTAATCTGCTCTGGAGTAGAACCTGCTACAGATTTTATATACACATCTGTTGCACTTCTTGGCTTTAACCCAGCTTCGGCATCTTGTTCCTTTTTGCTTTTAGGTTGTTCATATGTCTCACCTTTAGCAAGTGCGTCAAGTTTATCTTTGTTAGCTTTTTTTGGCGCAATTGACGCTTTTGCTGCATCTAGTTTTATTTTTGCTGCTGATTCTTTTGCTACTGCTTCAGCAACAACTTTTCCAAGTCTTTCTAATTCAGCATATGCTGCGTCACCTGCTGGTGTTCCTTCTGCAAGATCTTTTGCAAATCTTGTTATTTTATCTTGTTGTATTTTTGCAGAAGTTTTTGAGTTGCGAGTAGCTAGACGTGCATCAGCATATGCTTTATCAAGCAGTTTTATTTCTCTGTCAGTAATAGCCATTACTCTCCTAATAAACTTCCGAATAGAACATTATATGCTGCCTTGGTATTTTCATTTGTCTCTGAAAGAATTTTAATCTGCAGTATGGTTTGATCCTTAAGTGCAGATATTGAGTTCCTTGAGCCACTTACCAATTCAAGTTTTTGTTTCTGTTCTTTGTAGCTGTCATACAGTCTAAGCATACTGTTAAGTGCCTGTTGTGTCTTAGGCTTTACATTTACATTTGTGTCATTGAGCATTGCTCTTAGATCATCAAGTGCCTTAAGGCGCTCAATAGCCTTTTGCCCACCTTGTGATAGTTGTTCTGGAACTAATGGACGACCAGCAAAGAATATCTCTTTCCAAGAGTTGAACTCTTCACGAAGCATAGTTTTAGCTATGCCTTCTGGAACCATCTCAAGGTTCTTTTCGTACTCATCTTTTTTATCATAGTAAGTTTGTAGATCTGTAGAAGTCTGAACTTCAAGTAGATAATCTTCTACGCGCTTGCTTGTACGAAGACCCATATCCTTCATAGTCTTATAGGCATCCCAAGAGAAACCAGCTTTGTGAGGAATAAGGAAAGCAGCAGCTTGTGGATACTTCTTAAATAGTTCTTGATTCTGATCTACGAAATCTCCAGACTCTTCTGCATATCTAAAGTATGCAACAGTAGAACGCTTAGATTCTGTAACTGTAAATGGAATCTGATCTGGGTAAAGTGATACCCAAGTCTCCATTGCCTTATCATAATCACCTGGATATTTGTCTAATAGATCATTCCATACCTGCTTAAAGCTGGCATTACCACTGTCTCTTACCCACTCAGCCATATCTGATTTGAGTTGTACTTGAGGTGATGCAGGTGCAAAGAATCCAAATACGAATCTAGTACCAAGAATACCAATAGTGGTGTTCTTTACCTTAAGGCGATAGGCTTCTAGTTCTCCAGCAGATGGTGGAATCAATGTTCCATCTGGATTGTACTTCTTAGGAACACCATTACCTGATGCTTCTAAATAAGTAACTGCTTTACGCCAAGCAGATGCGTACTGTGAATTTCTTTCATCACGGTCCATTGCTGCGTAAAGACGGTTAATGTGAGCAGGTAGGAAAGCAGATACCATAGATTGATCTACTGCATACTTACCCATTGTCATTTGTGTAATAGTGTCTGCTGTACCTGGTGAGGCAAAGCCAATAAGGTTAGTAATTACCTTCATTGATACGCCAGATAAAGGACCAGCAAATGTAGGAACAATTGAATCAGGGTTCAAAGATGGAGTAATCATCTTTACTTGAGCACCAAATTGAACTGGAAGTGGAACTCTAAACTCTGCTGGAATACCAAGTGCTGTCATAGCACCTTGTACGGCGCGATAGACAGGCTCAATACCTGGATATACGAAGTAAGGTTCACCTTGGTCATCTTCTTGAATCCAACCAGAGTGTGTTATACCTTCATATGTAAGTCCTGCTTTAACAATTGCCTCTGGGTTGTATCTAACAACACGATACATACGGCGATAGAAGTCTTCAGTAGCACGATAGAACCGTGCAAAGTTACGGATACTAAATGCTAATTGACTACGAACCATTGGATTATCAACATAGTCAAGAATCTGTAGGCTTGCTCTATCTTCTACAATCTGTGCCAACTTTTGCTTAGCAAGGTCAGTTGCTTTTTCTACTTTAGCTACATCAGTTGGATCTACATTCTTAATAAATGATTGAATGAAAGCATCCTCAAAACCAGACTTACGCATATCCTTACGGATACGAATCATCTCAGCAAGTGCTAATGGCTCACGAGATAGACGTGCGTTAGATAGTCCTAACCAAGTCCAACCCTTCTCCATAAGAGAAGATGTGTAGTTTCCTGTATCGGATATAGCTACAAGTTGTGGACCAACCACATATTCTGGAATATCTATGTTGTTATCTGGCAGGTCATCAAGAGATAACTTTCCACGAACTACATACTCACCGGTCTTGTCATCAATCTGACGTACCTTATTAAGTAGATCTAGGTTTAAGTCTTTGTTTTGCTTCTCAAACAATTCACGAGCTGCCTTGTAGACAATCTCTGCGTGTTCTTGCTTTGTATACCCGTTTGTTTCCAGACGGAAAGCATCTACAACCTTCTTATTCTTTGGATCATCAAGCCAATCAAAGATTTTTGCAACTGCTATTTCTTTTCCTTCTGCGGTATCGCTAAGGTTAGCAATAGCAATAGCACCTAGTTCATCGTTGCTGTAATAGCCAATACGCATAAGCCAAGCAACCATAGATGCTTCGTTTTCTACACCCAGTGGAAGTGACTGATAACCTGCAGAACCTTTGGCTCTTGCATATGGTCTAGGTGTTATAATCTTTAATGCAACACTACGAACTCCGTGTTGACGAGTAAAGTTTACAGCACGTGTTACATAGTCAAGACCTACTGTAAAGTTTTTTCCACCTTCAACAATGTCAGCAAGGGCATTATCAAGATCTCCGTGAAGAATCTGCTCTGCAAGAAGTTCTTTATCTAACTTACCAAGAGGTTTAAGTCCAAGTCTCTTGTAGGCTCTATTTAACTTTCCTTCATTAAGAGCTTGGGCAAGGATAACTCTGCGTTGCTGAATTGGCCCACCTTTAATACTGGTTTTAAGTTCAGCAATCTTAGCCTTTGTGCTTGCCTTTACTGCCTCATCGGTAGTTGACTTTAGTACAGCAGTTAATTTTGTAATTTCATTTCTAGTATTTTCAATAACATTATCAATGTCATCCATTTTAGCAGCAAATGCTTGTGCTTCTTTTTTGTTAACTACTCTTAGTACAGCTCCAAGAGGATTAGCAGCTATTCTTTCTGCTTTAGTTAAACCTTTTTCAACACCTCTAGCTGTGTTAAGGCGAGTAGACAGTATTCTGCCTTTACCAAGACCCCATACAGTTTCACCAATAGCAAGGTTAACCATTAAATCTTCTGTTGCATTACGCAACGCATACCGAGGACCTGCAAGTGTCAAGAATGACCAGCCTGCAGTCATACGCTCAACCCAATCATTGTTGGCAATACCTGCCATACGTTGGATTAAACCTGATCTAGTTGCTGCTCTATCAATATCTGCAATAGATGGTGCTGTAACAAAGTTAGAATTATCAGATGGGATAATAGCAATGTCGCTACCGTCTTTAGCTTTGCCATAACGACCTACGCTAAAGCGAGTTTCACCCTTACCAGTTAACTGACGGACAATTAACTGACCAGGTTCAGTTGCTTTAAGTCCACGAATCTCTGCAATAGTAGACCACAAGCCATAGAAAGCATCTTTTCTAGCGTTAACATCTTCTGTTGCAGCAAACGCTGAAGACAATGCTCTTGATTCAGACTTTGGAAGTACTAATCTTGCTAGACGATACATCTGTTCTGGTGCATCAATTGCAGTTACATCTAGTATGTCATCTTTGAAAAATGGAATTGCTGTAAACTTTGCTTTGAATCTATCAATTCTGTAGTTAATCATATCCATAGAAAAGCGACCAACATCTTTTCCTGGAGTTCTGGCTTTTACTAGAGTTGTTATGGTTTCTACCCCATCAACAAGTTGTTTCATAACTCCATCTGTAGTAGAAGGAGCGCCATAAAACAAATCATTGACAAATTTTGAACCCATTTTATCAATATTAAAACTACGGTTAGCAGTAGTTGCTAAAAGCACACGAGCCTTACGTGGCGCATCAAGTCTAGGAGCCAATACTCTACGGCGTCCAATACTTCCAGTCATTATAGAACCTAGTTCGGAAGCATTTTCAAAGTATGCCTTAGCAGTAAGTGCATTAGTTACAGGCAAGTCTGCCTTCATCATATCTCTAATTACTGCTGGACCAAACTCTGGGGCCAAACGCTTAAGGTTTCCTTCAGCAATCATACCTGCTTCTAAATTTTTAGAAGTGCGTGCTTTATTAAGAGCATCTAGGTTGGCACCATACTCATCCCAAAAATTTATTGCTGATGGCTTAGCAAAATACTCTGCTAACTTAGTTCCACCTCTTGCATTACTTCCAACAAGAACATCTACTGCATAATTCTTGACATCAAGAGCACGCTTTGCTTTACCAGCAACGAGAAGAGGATCAGCAAATATACGATAGGCAGCATCTGTTGCACCTGAGATAGCTTTATAGAAAAAGCCTGAACCTTCCATTGAAGCTGGAAGTATAAGGTTTGCTAATTGACGACCAGGTGAGAACTTGGCAGCGTTAACAGCATCAAGAGTATCTTGGAATAGATCTCTGTCTGCTTGGTCTTTCTTGCTTGTTTGATCTTTAGTTAGACCTTGGTTCTTATCTGCAAGTCTTAAATATCTTAATTGTTCTGGAGTAGCATTCTTTGCAATGTCTGCAACTGTCTCTCCTCTAGCAATTCTAATTGCTACGTTAACAGCTACATTTCCATATTTTTCTTTAGCATCTTCAATGCGTCCATCGTTAAATACTTTGTCGCCTTTATCGTTGGCTTCATCCCAAGCAAATCCAACTTGACCCTCTGAAAGTGGTATGGCAATTGCACGATATGCACGTGTTGTAAAATCAGATACGTTCTGTAAACCTGCTAAACCAAGACCAAAGCCCTCTTTAAGAGCACCACCAGTATAAGCCCAGGCAGTTCCTAGCCAACCACGAGATGGTTTGACAATAGGATCTTCAGTTCCGTAGTTCTCAGCAAGTATTCTTTTCTGATTTTCTGGTTTATTATTGTAAACAGTTGTTGCTACGTCTGGAGGAAGGTTTAATAATTCCCTATGTACAACAAGAGACTTATTATAGTCATCAACTTTTTTCTTTTCAGTAGGTGATAATCCCGCAGAAATAGAGGCTGCTCTTAGATTATCAGCCATTACTGTCCTCTAGCTAGTGCTTGCTGATAAAGGATTCCTATTTCGCCTGTTTCATCGTATGGAAGCATTTTTGCTAAAGCATCTGAAAGTTTTTCTGCTGACTTAAGCATTTGTAGTGCGTTAGATCCAGGACCTGCTCCTACATCAACACCACTAGTTATTACTTCTTCTGGGCGTTGTGTTGGTGCAAATAATTCTGTTACTGGTGCCTGTGCAACTGCTTCACGTATGTCTCCCGCACGTGCAGGAAGTACATCTTTAGTCTTGGCTAGCGGAGAAGCTGATTGAATAGCTTGTGTCTCAACGCCTTCGCCGTATGCTGTGGAACCTAATTCTAATTTATCTGTACGTGTAGAGAACTTTCCTGGACCACCAGGACCGGCAAGTGGATTCATCATACTCACTGTTTGTCCTCCTCTAATTTTTCTAAATCTGCTGTCATATCTTCCCAAGCCCTATTGGTTTGAGTAAGATGATTTGATTGATAAATTGCTAACTCCATTAGTTCACCTGTTAAAGTTTCAACAGATGATGCTATGTTGTGTATAAAGCCTACGCCTACAACAACGAAATCAAGAAAGCGCACCGGACGAGGAACATATTTATCATCTTTCATCGCCCAGTACGCCTCTCATTAAAAAGTTATTACCCCTTTTTTACTGCTGATCCTTTACGACCTGCTGGAGTCATTCCGAAGAATACCTTGCCACCTGCTGGCTTAGAGGTATCTTTCTTGCCTTCAACTGGCTTTGAAACTGGCGCTGCTGCGCGAGATCCTTTGTTCATATTTACACCTCCTCTTATTATGCTGCGCCGGTGATACCAGCTAGTAGTTGGGCTATATCTGGACGTTGACCAGCAGCAGGGGCCATACCACCTTGTTCTTGTGGAGGTTGCGCTGAGGCTGGGGCGGAGGCCGCACCTGCCGCTGGAATCTGTTGCTCCATACCTGGTGCCATAGGTGGAACCTCTGGGGTTGGAGGTGGCTCTGGTGTAAATGCTTTTTCGATTGTGCTCTCTAGCGATTGACCCTTTTGACGACCTTGGATAACAGTTGCAATGCGGGTGATAATCTCACTAGGGTCTTGACCTTGCGCTGCCAACGCTGGAATGGCTTGAGCATACTGAGCAACAGCCACCCGCAGAGAATCGCGCATTTCTTCAATATCAACACGTTGTTCCTCCTGCGTAACATTTAAGTCCATTGGTATCTCACGACGTACATAGTCACGAGATACGAGCTTGTCTGAACGCATTTGTAGTAATGCAATGATGGCACGGTTTGGGTCCATACCAGACATAATTCCGTAGCGTACATCTACGCCGTACTCACCCTTGATGTCACGAGATGGTGTGTACTTAAGAACGTAAGGTGTTCCATCATCTGAACCCTTGATAGTCTTTGGAATACCACCAAATACTTTTTCATCTGCTTCAAAGCAAATTGAGATAAGTTCTTGGAACATACGAGCAAACTGTGCTTGTGCTGCTTTAATCTGTGTATCAAAACCTGCCTGTAGTGCTTGAACACCACGACCTGTTACAACTGATGCGTCAATGTTACCTGAACGAGATTCTGGGTAACGAGCACCAAGACGTAGTTCACGCTCTAGCACGCCAGACTCTGTAAAGACTCCAGGTGGTAGTTCTAGTGGAACGCGACGGATACCTTGTGGGTTAGCAGAGCGCATAATTGAATCTGGACCAAGAGCCAGTTCTTGCACATCCTGTGGAATAGCAATAGGTGCTTGGATAGATTTTTCTGCTGCTTGGATCTGCAATACTGCAAAGCGAGCACGAGCAAGTTGTACTGAAAGAACATCATCAAACTGTCCACGTGCTTCTCCATCAAGAGATGAACGCATTACGACAGATGCCATTGCCTTACCTAAGATGTTAGGTGTGCGTGATAGAACTAAGTTCTTACGCTCTGGTAGGTAAAGCAGGTCTTGGTCTTTATCGTGGTACTTAACCATTGAGATATAAGGAGAAGAAAGGGCATACTGATTCTTACCTAGGATTAAATCGTAATACTCTGGGTATTGTGCAGCTAACGTCTCTGCATCGGTAACGATGACCTGAGTAACAGACATAACGCGACCATAGCGATCTAACTCTGGATAGGTACCAAATGGGTTGAGCATACGGATACGAGGGTTGTTGTCCTCAAAGTCCATCTCAACCATACCGATACCAAGACCATAGGTGTTGTACCAGTCTGCTGATGTGTACATCTGCAGTTGTAGGTCGGAGTTTGTTACATAAAAGTTTGCAATACGAGTTCTAGTATCTGCTGCCTTGCGTGCTGCATCTGAAACCATATTGGTTGCTGAGCAGTTAAAGGATGGCAGTGGTGCCATTGCTTCTGCTAAGTCACGTGCTGCTACGTCAATGAAGTTTGCAACTAGAGGCTTTGGGTATTCCTCTGAAAACATTGCAGGGTATACCTTAGAGATATCTCCCTGACGCACCGAGAGCACATCACGCATACGTTGATCTCTCGCTGATGAGCGAGTACGTAAGCGTGCTAGCTTAGCGTCAACTTCTTTGACTGATAACAATGTGGGGTCCTTACTTATTTTTACGTGCTTTTAATTTTGCAATAGTCTTCTTATCGTTGTAACCCTTAAGAATCACATCGGCATCTGAAGGTAACTTCTTGTTTTTGCTTGGAGGTGTCTTACCTTTATCAAGGTAGTCATTAAGACCTTTTGGCTTAGTTACTGATGCTGGCTTCTTAGGAGCTGTTTTCTCATTTGGTTTTGTATTCATTCTTTTAATTGCAGCATCGGCATCAAGAACTGACTTTTCGTAAGGAGTAAGTTTTTCTTTCATTCTAACTTTTAACCTTATGTTAGCAGCTTCTTCTTTAATTTTGCGGTCGTACGTTTTACCAGTAATATCATCACCGGTTAATTTTGATTTAGGTTTTGCTGCTGGCTTCTTGTCCATTGCCATTATTACTCCTTAGATGAACGTGCGATCTTTTTCTGCGAGCAGTTCATCTATGTTGATAACTGTTCGTTTGCCTACCTCATAGCGAGATAGAAAAGGGTTTTTCATATGGTGGGTCTTGTGCATACCTTGATTGAGCATCTCACGTGCTCTAATCTCACAGAACCACAGAGCCATCACCATATCGGTCTTACCCTTAGTAGTTGGCGACCACGTAATCAGTTGCTCGATAAGAGCTTTAACGTTTTCTGTTTGATCGCTAGGAAGATGGATAAGATTGTCTCTATGGTGCTTCCCGTCAAATTGCTTCGTTCCAAACAATGTTGACATACTGGCAACACCAAATCCTGAGTCCCATTTGTTGTTTCCTGTGTGGTGTTCACGTAGTAGTACTCCTCGGCTTGCAAGATTTTGGCGGATGCCTTCATCTTGTGTAAGGAAGGACTGAAAAGCATTCTTCTCTACTATCCACTCACTAGGCTGGTATAGAGAAGTCCAATCAAAAATTAGTTGGCGTATCGCCGCAGGCGTAGGACGAGTGATCTTAATAGCATCAACGATATAACGTTTATGAGTAACCCTATCAACAGCGTAACAAACGACGGCTGTATCACCAACCATAGCGGGATCAAGACCACAAATAAAAGAAAAGCCGTTGACATCGCGTGGATGGCCTGGGTTACCAGGAACCAAGCGACCTGCCTTACGCATACCATCTATAGAACCTCGCACACATACTGGATCAAAGATAGCATCATCTGAGATATCTTGTTGTTGATACACCAAAGCCCAAGTACTTGCATCCATAGCTTGGCGTTCATTGTAGAGGTTGCGACCATTCCATCTAGGATAGAGGCCGTCCTCATTTAAATCAGATTCTACTTGTCCATCAAAGGGAGCATCACTTGCAGGCCAGAGAGTCTCCCACTTATCAGGGTCCTCATCTGTTTTTAGAAGCGCCGGCATCGCAAGATACTTCCAAGGAACTAACCCGCCAGGGTAGCGGTCCTCGTTACGCAGTTCGCGGTATAGGTCCATAGCTGCAACTCTTGTACCAATGACTACTAGTTTACCAGTAGGGTTCAAACGAGAGCGTACGTCCTGAGTTAACCATCGAATCTGCTTTTCAAACTCGTTAGCGTTCTTTAAGGTAACAGCATCATCTACGATAATCATATCTGCACGTTTACCGTAGATCTGTCCACCGATACCAATGGCTTCGATGTTTGGATCTTTTTCACTGGACTCACGTAGTTCGGTACCGAAGGTAACACGGGTAGCCTGCCAAGAAGCTGACTTAGAGTTAAACCCTACGCCAGCGGCATAAGCGCTCTGGAGGTCTTCATACATAGGATGAGTCAGGCGTTGCTTGATGGCGTAGAGAAAGTCTGCAGCTAACTGCTGGGTTTGTGAAACAATCAAAACTCTAAAGTTGGGGTTACGTACTACTTGCCAGGTAACGTAGTCAACCGTGATCGTAATTGATTTGGCGTGGTTTGGCGGGATGTTCAAAAGAATACGGTTGGAAGCTAGCCCTGGCTCATACTTCATAGAAGGGTGTAGCCACCCTGGCTCTCTACCTTCAATCATATCCACAAGATTTTGCTGGTGTGGAAATGTCTTAGAGTGAAGGAACTTTTGGCGAAACTCTGCAAAGGTGAGGTCGTGTACATCGCCGTCTTGGAACTGCTTGTCCTTTAGACCTAGGCGGGTTCGGTCAACCTTGTCTGTAAAAATCTTATCTGTGCGACGGTAGTACTCATAGGTCTTAATGGATTTGCCGGCTGAGGCGCAAGCCTGCTCAATGGTCATACCCTCTGCTACACAGCCAAGGATAATTCTCTTGGCAATGTCTGCGCTGTTATCAGCCATTGGATGCCCGTCTCATTTCTTCTACTAGTATTGCTGCCGCGATTTGGCGGCGCATTTCTAAGCGACGGGATTCTCGCTCTTGCTTGTACTGTTTCCGAAATTTTCTACTAGAGGTAGCGCGAAGGTATAACTGCTCTTCTGTGTAGTTACGTATCATCGGCGCGGATGCTCATTTCTTATACACGAGGCGCGTAGGCCTCGGCCGGAATCAAAGATTCCTTTACTAGGTTGAGTGTGATCTTCCTATTAGAGATAGAGCTATCCCCACTAAAAGTACTGGGCAGGTCGGGCTTAACGCCCGAAGGAGCCACAGCGAACTGAGGGGTAAGTCAGTACTCGGCCTAGGGGCCTCGCAAGAGG